CATGATCCTCACAAGCCATATAAAGCACCATATCATCCACTGTGTGTTCATGGTATCCAATACAACTATTGAACAGCTCACCATACAGCTCTGCTTCTTCAATCGTTCTCCATAATGGTTTGCCATCAAGATTGAATACAGCATCCATTTCTTCTAACACAAGAGCTTTCAAAGTTTCTAATGTTTCAGAATCTGTCGGGCAGTTTGGACATGGTTTTCTATTCTTTGATTTTTGTGCTGCAATCAATTGATCAGAAAAATATCCTTCAATACTGAAACCGCGAACCTCTTTTTTTAGAATTGAGTTCCAGACTTCATCATTGTTTATCTTCATTGCCAACATCCATGTGCCAACTGGCAAATGCTCAAATCCATAAAGTGATGCTTTGTCACGTTTAGGATCTTCTATCAACCAAGATTCCACAACTGTCAATCCTTCGACTTCATCAGCATGTTCATACGTGTGTGAGTTGGTTCGTTCCTCTTTCATATAAAGCTGTGATGCTTGTCTGACTGTTTCAACTGAAAAGAAAACCTCGTATTCCTCATCTTCTTCATCGTTGTATCTGCCAATTCTTTTCTCAGGAATTAATGCTGGGCCAATCAACATTCGCTTTGCTTCATCTATTTTAGCAAGAACATATCTCTCATTTTTATTGAAGAAAACAAATCCTTCTTCAATTGCTGGATGTCGTACAACTGCGATTGCAGTGATTCCAGATAGCTCCAGATTTTCGTCTATTAATAATTCAATTGTTTTCATAAGGTTGCATGGTGTAATAAATTAGCATCAAGTTCTTGTTGTGATGTCATGTCTTGACCGACAACATATGCTTTTATAGGTTTGTTTGTTAGTGATTCTAAATCTGTTGGAGCTGTTGTGCTTGGTGCAAATGTATCTGGCACTAATGCCGTTGTTTGATTACCTCCAGCAGTTGGTACTGATGGTGTATCAGGAGTTCCACCTGAATCAAATCTTGTCTTTGCTATGGATGCAATTGAAGCTGCTCCAGTTAATCCAGCAGTAACAGCACCCGGTAATCCAGCTGGAAATCCTAATCCAACTGGTGGAGCTGATAGTGAAGCAATGATTGCAGAACCAGTGCTCATAACAGCTGAAGCAATTTGCATCTTCTTAGCTCTCTGAAATCTTTTCTTTGCTGTTTTCTTATCATCATTTTCACGCCCCTGATCCAGTGCTGCAAATAATGAGAACGCTGCATTTGTCATTCCAACAATAGCATCAATAGTTTCTTTGCGAAGTTCTTGTTTTGTTTTCTCAACTGTTGCAACAACATCTTCTTCTTTTGCTGCATACTTTTCTGTGATAGCTAACAGATCCGCTTCTTGTTTATCCTTCAGAAGTTTCTCTGTTTCAGCATTGCCTTGAGCCATCTCATTTAACTTGATGTACTTCGCTGCAATCAAATCAATTTCATTCTGCTCTGCTGATTGTGTTGCTGCTTTCAATGTGGCAATCCTCAACAGCTCTGCATCATCAATTGCTTTTGCTTCAGCAGCCATCTGTTCTGTCAGCATCCCTTCTTCAACAACAAATTTCTTCTTGAGTTTCGCTGATTGTGTGTCCAGATTTGTGACCGCTGCAATTAGTTCTGCTTCGCGTTGATAGTCTGCTTCTAAACTCTTAGTCAATCCCATTTCTTCTTGGTGGATTCTAAGTGTTTCTTTTGCATTTGCAACCCTCTGAGCATGAACAGATGCCTCTGCTTCTTGAGCAAGTTTATTTGCTGCTAATCTATCTTCAAAGCTCTTTGTGATGTCTTTTGAAATCACTTCTTGTTTTGCTATGATAGCAAGTTTCGCTGCTTCATCAACTATCAAATCACGTTCAGCTTGTCTGAGATTTTGAGTTGATTTTGTTAATTCATTTTGAGCTTCAACAGCTTTCTTTGTTTCATCATAAAGTTCTTTTGTTTTATCCACTAACTCACCAACTACAAGAACAGTTGCGGCAATCATTGGATTGGCCATTGCAAGATTCTCAACTCCTTTCTTTGCATCTGCCATTGCTCCAGCAAAATCTCTCTTGAATAGTTTAGAAACGGCTGATCCTAAAAATCCAAGACCATCCATCAGATTTTGAACACGATCCATTACAAACTCCTTCAAGAACTTTCCGAAATCTTTGATTGATTGAACTGGATCTGTGAAGATGCTTACCATAATTTCACCCATATCAGAAAATGTATCTGTGAGCTTTCCTATCACTATGCCAAGAGCAGCTGAAGCAACTTCTAACATCTCAGCTCCTTTCTTAGTAGATGTGAAATAAGCCACCAGAGATCCAATCACAAGAACCAGCGCACCAATACCAGTTGCTATTACAGCACCTCGCATTGTTTTCAATCCCATGACAAAGGTTTTAGCACCTTTCACTGCTCCTTTGAACATAGTGATAAGACCTCCAGACATACGATCCAACCCACCACTCATTTGTGCTGATGCTTCACCTACATCATCAGCTGCATCTGCTGTTTCCTCAAGTGCATCATCTAATTTATCAGCAGCTTTAGCAGCGGCATTCAGCTCAGTTGTGAGTTCCTTGACACCCTCTGTTTTTAGTTTTACTGTGGCTGTCTTAGACATTGAATCTGGCTTTTATTCCCATGTACACCTTCTTGAAAAATCCAGTAAATCCAGTTTCTTCAAAATATCCATAGAATCTAATCGTTTCTTTTGTGTATGTTTTATGATCAGACATAGTTCCAAGTTTGATAATCTTTGGAATTGTGATAAACATATTTTTTATGTAGTGCTTTTTCATGCTGCTTCTGTTACGAGTTTTGTTTTGTTCTCTAATACAAAGAAATCATTTGCCTCTGTCATTAATCCAAAATTGACTATTGCAGAACTGCTGCTCATATTCATATATGTTACATTCACATCCATTACCCAAGATGTATGCACATCATCCTCTCCAGTTACAGAAAGATCCAGTACAAAATCTCTTTTAGATGCGCTGATATGAGCAATTGAAACAGTTGGTGCAGCCAGTCCTGAATCACGATTGCTTTCAACTACTGTATCTGATATGGTTGATATTACTCCATTGATATTTTTCAGCACTATGGATTGAGAAACAAAATATGTGCCTCCAGTCGGTAAAGTTGCAGCTGCATATATCACACCCAGTGCATTGATTTTGAAATGAGCTGTTGTGTTGATTGGTATTATCAAGTCACTGATTAGCTTTCCTTCTACTCCAGCCACAACAGCCGCAGTGCTATTTGTTACACAGAGCAATTGAAAAGCCATTGATGAAGCCATACCTTCATTCTGTGTATTCTTTACATATGCCGCAGTTCCATTCTGTGACCATGGCATTGCAAAATTCTTTGAACTTTGTCTGAGTAGATGTGTGCCTTGTTGTGATCCAATTGGAATTGGTACTTGTGGAAAGAATGATCTGCTTGGAATACCAGACACCACACCACCACCACCCGAAACACCAGATGTTGGATCATCAGGTGGATCTCCATCCTCTCCATCTGATTGCCAATTCCACCAGCATTCAGGTGTGACACCATCAAGAGCATATGTCAACCCTTCAGCTTCACAACATGCACTGTTTGGATTTGCAGAAACACCAGAAGCATCAACCCAGTTTGTAGTTCCATCTATATTTGAAGATACATAATTCAAATCACATTGCTCAGATGGAAATAAAGTCACTGAGCCAATATCAATCAATTTCATTAATCTCACTGCAGTTGGTTTTGGATCAACTGGATTGTATCCACTTATCTCAATCACTCTGTAATAAATACCATCTATAAAAATACGATCATCAAACGTCAGCAGATTCATGTCAGCTGGTGTGATAGCTATCTGACACAACACCAATCTTGCATCTTCAGAATATATCTGTTGTAGATATTCACTCCAATATGTTTTGGCTAATCCAAGTGCGTATTGCTGACCTATCAATGGAGATCCAGATGCTTGTTTTAATGTATGCCTCCAGTATGTTGATTGAGTTGAATCTGTTATTGGCAAAGTATGGAATGGAGTAACGCACCCATATACAGCTGTTAAGGTGTTTCCTATGTATATGCTTTGACCTCCAGTTGTTTGTGTACCATTCCAGTACACAATCTTTGGTTTGTGTGCCACTGGTATTTGTGCTCCATTGCTTTCACCAAACAAACGAGGATATATGATTGTATTTGCATCAACAGAGTTCCAGTCTGCTGTTGGGAGTTGCTGAATTGCTACTGCTCCAAATATTGAACTGTTTTGATGTGTTCCAACTGCATATGTATCATTGCTCCTGAAGGCATACTGTCCTAATGGCGTTCCATATTCTTTGAATTGGTATTGATTCGGCCAGTCAGAATCTACTCCATCATTGAACGTGATATCTTTGCTTCTGAGATCTGTTGCTGGTTTTACGATAAACGGCTGTGAGTGATCCAATTTCTCAGACCAGTCCAATACGTCACCAGTTGCGATATAGTCGCTCAGTGGCTCTAATATGAGCTGCTGTGGACTTGTTGAAGGTAAAAGTGTGAGATTGTATCTTTGAACTAAGTCTTTCACAAAGGCCGCACATGTAATATCTGGCATGTTTGCAATTGTATCAACTGGCTCTCCTGATATTGTTGTGCTTTCATATGACAACCACCTAAAGAATGTTGTTAATGGATTTTTTTTAATTATACAACCCTCCATATATGTTGTCACAACAAGTTGAATTTCCATCCCATATTCTATAGATACCGCTTGTGGCATTGTATATGAAAATGGTTGAGTGAGAATTGTGCCTTGCTCCATTGCCCATCCCATACTTGCAAGAACTGTATCTGCTGATGTTACTTCAATATTGAAAGCCGCCCATGTATCTACTTGAGCTGAATTATCTATCTCAACAGAGAAATCAAACACAGCCAACATGTTAGATGGCACGATAAAAGAAAATGATGTTTCATCAAATCTATTATCTGGATCATATAGACTCACTCCAGATGTATCATTAAATGGTAGCACAAATGTATCTGCTCCAGCAATAGCTGTAATGTCTGATGATAGACCAGCTTTGAATCCATAGTATGGAAATGTTTTCAATCCATTTGCCCCATTGCCTAAACTCATGTACAAATTTGTCCAGACTGTTGTTGCCATGAACGTGCTCTGAAGTGAGAACCCAAAATTATTTAATATCTGTCTGAAGATATAATCAATCTGCATGAATGGAATCAAGTGTGCTGGTGGTAAATAGTTTGAAGCATATAAACCCTCATCAACTCCATTATCACCATACAACCGCCCTCCCTGACTGAGTGCCTTATCTACTAATGGAATACGTATCACACCATTTCCAACATTTCCATCTGTAATATCTCCAGTCCACGAAGCAATTACATTTGCGGGTGTATTATCATATCTGTAATCAGGTGTGTTTGAGAATACATCTTTGAGTTTGGTGTTACCCATCTGAGTAAATAGATCACCAGCTCCACCACTGATAGCACATTCATATGTCTGGCCAGTTTTAGATACACTGAGCAATTGCAATACACCTTCAATCAAAGCAACCCCATCATTCAACAGAGTGCATTGAACTGGGTTCTCTGGCCTGAATACATCACTGCTCCATGATCCTTGAGATAGGTCAATCATAAAATAGTTCTCAAAGAAATCGTTGTTGATGTTTGAGAATGGCAAAAGAAACGTTCCAGAATATGGTGCTTCTCTGCTCATCAATTTATCAGGATCAGCAAATGAGTATGTTAATGGAATTGCAGCAGCTTCAGATAGCTCTAAAGTATGCCAATCATAAAGGTCATCAACTCTTGCTTGTAGCTCAATCATGATATTCTTTCTTTTGCGTATTCAATATCTATATCATATGCGAATAGCTTATTTCTCAAGCTGGTTTTTTCAAGATAGTTTGTGTTCTTGATTACAATTGGAATCACATCACCTTTGGAATTTATCATCACTACCTTTCTTGATACTGTCATAGATTCAATCAAGATATCTCTGCTTTCATCATACCATCCAGTGCTGACTTTCAATCCTCTCTTGGATCTTACATCTCTAAACGTAGTGCCTCCATTCCTTCCATATGATGCCCAATCAACAGATGTACTTGTAGAAAGATAGTTGCCTGATTTGCCGACATACTTTGCTTTGCTTGTCACATTGGTTGTATTTGTTTGCGCTCCTAATACATCAATGTAGTCATATGCTCCAGATCTGTTTTGAAATGCAATTGTAAACTGATCATATAGACAAGGTGCATCTACTTGTGTATATCTGTATATTCCTGAGAGCTGATTTAATGTATATAATAAAGCAGATGTATATGCTACCACATCGTAATAAGTCCAAGTACCATTGATAGCGGTGGCAAGACTTGCATTCGCTGTTTGAAGTTTTAAGTTCATCGGGCCAACTCCCACAAATGAAATCATGCTACCTGATCCAACAGAACTTGCTCCAACACCTCCATCAGCTGCAATGTCAATTGTATATACTCCAATCTCACTTGTTCCATTCATCACTCTGATTTTATAGTAATTCAGATTACGATCAAGATCATATCCAGTTGCCGTTCCAGTTGGAGTTGCTAATGTTCTGAATGATGTCATTGTCACATTGTCTTTGAATAGAAACGAAGATGCATTTGTTCCTGATGGCCATGTTGCCGATCCGAGAGAAGGTATCTCACTCAACATCGGTGTATCATATGAAGGAGATGATGCTGAAAATTCGCTTATGAGATTACTATTCAATTGCACATCATCCCAATCAGAGAAATCAGATGTATGTCCAGACCATCTAATTGCAAAGACTTGGTTGTTGGTACTTACTGCTGTATATGACACAGCTCCATCCGTTGTTGTGGCTTTTATATATCCAAGATCAATCAAAAACTTTCGTGCTGTGAATGCTCCTTGACCACATAATCTTGTTGTGTTTTTTATTCCAAGTTTATGAATTGAACCTGAATTTTCATTGACTGGTAGCTGTATGTTTGTTGTCTTAACATAGCTGTCTAATACCTGAGAGATATTGAACGTGGCTGCTTCGTTATTATTTGGCTGCAAGGCCAAAACTGTCAAGAGAGTTCCAGCATCATCATTCACTTTTAATGCAAATCTGTACTTAAACCCACTAAAGCCGACATCACTCACTGTGAAGATAGTTGGTTGCAGTGTGCTTGTGAGAGCTGTTTGAGATGGTTGTTGTTCTACGATATAGGCCATTTTTTTATATGTTCGGTTTTGTGTTTATTCTCAGATTAACTGCATTGTGATATTTGCAATATCTTGAGCAACTGCATCACCTATTGATTGAGAATATTTCTTGAGTATGTTGTTACCAGTTTTGGATATGAAGTATGATGGTTTCAGTCCTCTTTTGAATATTGTGTTTTGTAGTGCGAAGCCAAATGCTCTGTCAGTTATGAATCTACCAGTTTCTTGATCTCTGCCTTTGTACCCTTTTGTCTTGAACCAAGATATCATTGCACTTAGTGGTGGTTTCTTATTTGTGTAACTGAAGTTTCTTGTGTCTGAGTTTATTAGGTCAAAACTCTCCCGAGTATATTTCTTCTCTGTTCCACTCACACCCCAATCAACAAACTGCCAATAGTTCACTTGTGGAGTTAGTTCAATACTCCATTCATCTCTGTCTTGGTATATTTTCTTAGATACCTTGATTGATCGTGTCAGCTCTCCAGATGCATTATGTTTCTGTCTGCGTAACATCTGCTGTGCATTCTTTTTCCATCTATTTGCCACATACGTCATTTGCTTTGTGGTTAATGGTGCGGGGTAGCTTTTATCTTGAACGAGAATTTTGATCATGTCATTGGAATCAAACAAACATCATTTGTATTGTCCACACTGAAATTCATATCTGCTGACCAGCCAATCAATTGATTTTCAAATCTTATATTGAATGGCAAAACTCCAACTGGCAGCTCCATTGTACAACGTGGAATGAATTTGTTGTCATCATATGCGTGATTATGTCCAAGTGCAATCACATCTTTAATCATATAGAACATATTGCTAATCACCCATGCACGATCCTTCAAGTCATTTGGTTGAAGTGTGGCAATTATTGCCTCAATAGAGATTTCTGCTTCACCTTTATCAATACTGCCTCCAGTCAAGTTCACGAATAAACATGGAAAGAGATCTGCATTCATCTTCTTAACATCCATCTCATCAATCGGCCCAATTACAGTGCTGTGAATTTGTGTGTTCTTTTCTCCATAAACTGTGAATGCTTCAAGTAATTTATATACTGTTGTTTCACTTTGATTTGCTTCCATGTTTATTTTATTATGTCCTTGTTTTTCTTAGATATGGATAAGTCCAATTCGTAACACAAGAAGGTCAATGCTTGTTCAATTTTAAGCTCTGTAACAGCTTCAATTTTTAAGACATCCCCACCAGCAAGATGATAGATAGAAGCGAACCATCCCCATTTGGATGCCATTGACGAACCTACCTCTCCACCCCCTCCAAAGATTGCATTGAATCTTTCATGAAGATCAGACCGATATTCAAAAAAAAAGCGAGCATACTAAATACCTTGTCCATTTTTAATTCATTGAAGATTTTTTTATTCTCCTTTCCTGAGTATGGTTGAATCTTGTAAAAGTCTTTGGATTGTTCTGTGATAGGTCTGTATAAAATTGAGAGTATTTGCAGCAGATTTTTCTCTGTATCTTCACACGCTGTTTCCAGATCCGCAAATTCTCCAACTGTCAGCTCACTCAAATTTGGATGCAGTCCATACTTGATGTCATTGAGTTCAATAATTGGATGCAGTTCAAATTCTGTTGCACTTGGATCTTCCATTTCCTCAAGCAAAGCATTGACTGTTTCCATGCTTTCTATTGTCATGCTTTTTACAACCTTCTTGCTCACTCCACAAAGAATAGATACACGCTTCACTACGTCCTCAGTTTTGGAGAGTTTGATCCACTGCTTGACTGAGATATCTGCAAGTGTTGTTGGTACTGTTATTTTCATTTTATTCACTTTTGGTTATGCTATTAGGTGAGCGTGTTCACTTATTTACGCTTATTGGACAGATGCAAGTAATATGTTCACTTTTTTACTCTTGTTTTATGATATGTAATATTTGCCAGAGTAGTTCTCCATGAGCTTATTTAAGCACACATAACGAAATGCATCAATTCCATGATCGTTGCCCTTTTCTGGTTCATTGATTTGGTTTCCATCTCGATCTGTTTTCCACTTATATGACTGCATCTCTTTAATTAGATTGATGCTTTCTCTTGTGATGTTTATTCTGTGGCGTTTCATTACGTCAATCCCCAGTCTGATGCTGTCCTGACCTTTATTCGCGCCCTTGATTAAGAATCCTTGTCTGGAGAGTTCAGTGATTGATTTCGGCTCTGCTGAATCAGCAATAATTTCCTGACGTTCAATTCCAAGATCACGCATCTTTCTGCTCAAGTCGTTATTTGTTAAGCCAGTTTCATACAAATGTTCTTCAACATATAGATCCAGACCATCTTTGTACACAGATATCAATGCACTCGGATCATTTGTGAACCCCCAGTCAAGTCCAAATGAAATGAATTGCGCTCTGTCTGGCACTTGTTCCACTTGATTGAAGTGTGGAAAGATTGCAGCTATATTCAAACCACGTTCACCAAGTCCATATATTCTCCAGTAGTTTGCATCTGTTAATTTTAGGTATTCAATCTCTTTTATTGTGTTTTCGTCTAAGAATGGATTGTCAAGATATGTTGTCTGGTAAAAACTCGCATCTTTCCTTGTCATTACTTTGTCATATATCCATGAAAATACATCACTTGGATTGAAGTCCATGATTAGAATTTCTGATGTTCTCAAAATTATCTGTGTGAAATCTTCAAACGTTAATTCATTGCACTCATTCAAAAAAGCAATGTGCCTTTTTCGTCCTCTGATGCGCTGTGATTCTTGGATAGAAACAAATTCAATCATGTTTCCAAACAAAAGATATTGTGAGCTGCTCTTGTTGTGGTTCGCTGGTGAATACCATCCTTCATTTTCTAATATCTGAAAAAAGTCACGCATCACACTTGCTTTCAGACTTGGCATTGTTTTCCTGA